TGCTGCTTTAACAGTAAGGATGACGTGTTTTGCTACTTCGTCACGAAGTTCTGCGTCATCGATTCTTATGTTTCTAGCTTGTTTCTGTAGGTTATATCCATAGAATTCTACAGGAACGCTTCTATCACTGCCTGGAACGGTTAATTTGGTTTTCTGCGCCGGGGCCGCTTTCATGGCCTCCACGAATTCTTTGAATTCTTTGTGCTCCTCCTGCATTTTTCTTAATTCTTCATCTTTTTGTTTTCTGGCCTCATCGGCCTGGTCTTCTGCATTGATTTCCTGTAACAGGTCGCGAAGCAAGCCCTTGAGTTCTTTATCTTTGTTATCCATTAAGATGTCCTCCATTATTAATTTTTAAGTAAATCATATATCCTATCATACTTACTACCTGTAGATTGACTGTTGGCATCTTTGTCGTGCCGGTCATCTAGTAGATCGTTAAGATAGTCCTTCGTTCTGTTTTCTGCTTCTAGTTGAACTACTTTTTCATATAAAGTATCTAATCTATCACTTATTTTATCTATGGCATCATTTACTTCTTTTAGTAATTCACCATCTGATTTTGTTTCACTTTCTGGCTTTTCCATAAGTTCTTTTAATTCTTTTTTATATTCTTTTGCTACTCCTGCCATCAACGCTTCCTGATTGGCTGGTATCGGTACTACGGATACCTCCAACAGTTCTACGTTATTGAATATTCTTCTTGGAGTTTTCTTTTTTGATGTACCTTTATTATCCGGGTACTCCATCGTTTCGTAATCCGGTATGAACCCTATTGACAGACCTTTGAGCGCTCCCGCCTGCCATAATCTACTGGCTTGTTCAGCTTTTGGATTGTCTTCTGATAGGAACTTAAATTTCAACTTAAGGTCTTTTCCTTCAACCCATGCTTTCTTTCCAATACCCATTCCGATTGGAAAATCATTATAGTTATGAAACAGCATTATGACTGGATTCTTTTTCCACTGTTTCAAATTTATACCGTCTACCTTAATTAAGTCACCGTCACGGTCTACCACTTCTTTTGAGGCGATGGCCGTTACTTCTTGTTTGTCCGGGTCGTATTCTGATTTCTCCAACGTAAAATATTTATATAATTTATCACTCATGTTTTTACTCCTATTGTTTTATGTTATTTCTATTAAAGTGTACCCTAAGGTGTGCCCCACAGTAGGTACATCCTTTTTCTTGTGATTTCATATACTTACCCCAAAAAGCTCCCTTTTTAGCCCTTAACGCAGTCGAAAATATATATATATTTTACCTTTGTTAACACTCACTGTGTGCGTATTTTTGGACACAAGTGGGCGAAATTGCTAAAGAAATAGTGTACCCCCAAGGGGTGTACATTTAAGTGGTACACTTGTGTTTTTACTCCTATTGTTTTATTCTATTACGGGTGCTAACGTGCAGGTACAGTTAATGACTTCTTTTGCAGGTCCGTCGTCTCCTGGCCACCTTAGGCCCCCATTATATTTGTAATCCCAATCTACTTCACCTTTGGAAGCGTTATCTACGTGAGTATCCCTTTGTCCACCTACCCATACTTTCTTTCTTACTCCGTTTTTAATGTAAGTTTCCGCAGTGGAAGTATTCATTATTTTACCTGTTTCAGTCCTGGCAATTACTTTTGCGCGTGAAGTGGTAAAGTTGTAAATGTTTTTTATTTCATCTGCGATTTGTTCTAATGTCTGCCCTTCATTTAGTCCTGTCTGTAATACGTCTTTTATTTTGCTGAACGTAGTATCGTTAATTCCTTTGATTTTATTTGTCATACTATTAACTACGGACGTATTGGCTATAGGTTCAGTATTTAGTCCTAAGTTATCCAGCGCCATTTGTGATGCGTCCTTTTGCGCGGCGTCGTAAAGTGGTCTCATGAATTCAACCAATTTAACGTTCTGCTTCTCCAATATATTGATAATACCTGCTATTATCTCATTTTTATCACCTGATTTTACTAATTTCACTGGCAATAATGAAAGAATTTCTTTTCGCTGCTCATATAGATACCGCTTCAACTTAGCATGAAATAGGTCTACGTGTCGCTGCTGTTTACGTAAATATATAGTCCTATACCTATTATAGTTGGCTGCTTTAGTAGTAGTATTATTATTACTAGTACCATTGGTAGGGGTAGCGGTAGGGGTAGCGGTAGTAGTAGCGGTAGGGGTAGCGGTAGTGGTAGTAGTAGTAGATTTGGTAGTGGAGTCGGTAGTATGGGTAGATTTAGTATCACCATCTGGTTCATCGTAAGCGTTTATTGGTACCAATGATATTGGTAGGTATCTTTCGTTTCCAGTGATATTGTCTTCTTCAAATCCTAATTCGTATTTTTCGTTTACTTCGTTTCTAGTGAATCCCATTTGTATTGCTTTTGAGCCGGCGTCTAACATATTTGTTATATCTGGTCTTAATGCTTCTACCCCGCCGAATTCGAATTTTCCTAGGTAAGGCACCCCATTGGCGTCAAATAGTTCCGCCTGTAGTTTTTCTTGTATTCTTAGCAACATTGGTTTTACGTTGTTTAGCCAGAATATCTTGAAAGCAGTTTGTATGTTGTTGTAAGTGGCGTTTTCATGAAAGCCGGCGACTTCCGGTGGCACGTCATAGACGGCCAATATGGCGTTCCTATTGAAGTTTCTGGTCTTTAGGAAGTCCATTTCGTGTGGAGTCAGTGATATTGGTTGATACTCCATACCTTTAAGTATGGCTATTTTATTTGCGTTTGACGCGCCTTTATATTTAGTTTCCCATTGTTTTACTATCTTTCTTTCGTCTTCTTCGGTTACTGCTTGTGCATAATCAGGATGAATGTTTAAGATTGCATCTGGCCGGGCCGAATTTGAAAACAGCTTTCTGTTGAACATGGCTGATGCATAATCAGATTCCACTTCCAACATTACCGCTTCCATGGGTGATAGGCCACGTAACTGATTATTTGGGTTGAATAATTTGAAATGTATTATTTCGTCAGCATCAAATACTATGGTTTTGTTATAGATCCACCTGGTTATTGCCGTGCGTTCTTTGTTTAATTTGTGAGACATGTGTTTTGGGTCCAGCACGTATATTTCTGCCGGCAATCCACTGCCTGCTACCAACTGTTGATTTGACTTATTAAGACACCAGAACACTTCTCCACGTAACTGTAAGTAAGTAATGGTGGTTTCCCATAATTCGAACCTAGAAGTAACTGGATTAGGTCTCATGAATAACCTATTTGCCGGATCGTTATAGTCCAATGGTTTGTCATTACTGTAAATTACGTAATTGGCTTGTGGCGCGTTCTTAGCAATGGCAGAAACTGCTTTATATACCACGTAATTTTGGTTGTATGGCGCAGATATCTTCTTATTGAACGTAGCGTTCATTTCTTTTACAGCCAGCCAATCTTCTGACCACCCCTTTTTAAGCACGGAATTATCTACATTTTTTGTAGATTCTTCATTTTTGTCATTTATTGTGTATGTTACTCCAGTTTTATCGTTTGTATATTTCATACTTGTCTCCTACATAAAATGTAGTAATCTCCTTTTTATACTGACGGGGTATATTATATCGTTATTCCTACTTTTTTTGCTTTTCCTAGATGCGTATATATAGCGTAGCGTAGCGCGTCTAGACAATTACCTACTAATACGTTATTTGCGAAATACTCATGTTTTCCTTCAACAGTGATATTATACACCATTTCTTTTCTTGTCCCACCTATACTGCGCGGCACACCGGTTTGAACAGCAGACAGTTTTTGAGTATCTGTTGATGGTGAATTCTTTGCCACATTTGATGCATATTCTTGTTTCGTTATCAACTCCTGACTGCCTTCTATTTGACGACTTGCATTTGTTTGAACAGTATTGTTTGGTGTATGCTTTGGTTTCGAATTCATTTCCACAATTTTTACAGACCTTTCTAACCGTTCTCCTACCACTCCAGGATTCCTTACCATGTTTGGAGTGCCACTTTCTCCCTTCCTCACTGCCGTGCCATTTCTTAGTAAGTGGTCTGACCCTTTCCAAGTGTCTATCAACTTCGTCTTTATTTTCCTTATAGTATTCTTTACTATGTTGTGAAATGTGTTTACTGCCTTCAACCGCAATGAGATTCTTAATTTCATTGTTAAGCGGATTACCATCTTTATGATGCACGTGGTAACTTTCTGGAATTTCTCCATTATAGTATATGTATTTGTCCCTGTGTAAATACCTGAATCCAAGTTCGTAATAGTTACTGGAGCACCTGTAATAAACTTTATGGCTCCTTCTTTCTGAATCTGGATACCTTCTATAGGTAATTCCATTAAATTTAATTTGTTCTGGCATCGTGTGCCCTCCTTCATAAAAAGGGTATGTTGTGTGTTTAATTCACCGATTGGTACCTTACCAAGGTTTGTGATGAATTCATGTCCTGGCGTGCATGTTATTTTATTATTTCCTATTAAGTAATCGTTTACTTCTTGTAATCCATTATCCCATTTTTTTAATACTTTTTTATACCCGCCGGTGGTCAATACCAATTCTCCAACTTGTAAATTTTCTATATTTACTTCACCATCTATCGTATCAACTTTCGTTCCAGCCACAAAACAATGATCGTTGAACTTTACCGGTTCCTCCAATGAGTTATTATTTCTGTCCGTTTTGTAACAATAGGACCTTATTTCCTTTAATAAATTAACTGAGTGTGAACGTATATATAACTTCTTATTTTTTATGAAATCTATTCCGTCTTTCACACTGTTCTTTCCTTTATCCGCTGGCAAGACATTTAATCCGGACCTTTTCATTTCTGCTAATCTTGCAGGTTCCGCCGAATCGGCATAGATAATGGAACCTTTAGGTAAATTTAATTTAATGTATTCTATTAATTCAAGGTTAGTTAATCCTGTCTTATATAATACCTCATTTAAGTATATTCCATCATCGGTTAATCTGCATTCCACAATGGCTGTTGGATTTACGAATCCGAAGTCACATCCATATATTGTTCTTTGTGGAGGTGGTAGTTTATCTACCTCAGACCAATTCGAATATATGATATTATCTAATACTCCCCATTCACCTAATCCATATATTTTCCAGATGTTTGGGTCCTTTTCTTTCATATCCAACAGTAGGTCTACGTATTGTTTGGACAGAAATGGGTTATCCCTATACGTCGATACTATCTCCGTTACGTCATCAGTTTTATCTACTATCTCCGTCTTTATCCAATGAAAAGCCGACACCGGGTTAAAAGTCAAATACATATGATTCTGTAAATCATTTTGCGCCGATAATCTTAATTTTAGTATCGTATAATCGTTTAAGGTAAAATCAGTGGCCTCCTCCATCCATATATAGTTGAATTCAGTTGATTTTATCTTTTCCGGGTCGTCGATGCTGGAAAATAGTATATAACTATTAGTAGGTGTATATACCAACGTGTTGGTAGTCCTGTTGTGCTCACAGTATTTGTAATATCCATATAACTTAAGCAAGTCCACCAACGTTTTGTAAGCCGTAATCTTTAATGACGGCATGGTCTTTCTGCAGATTAGCATGGATTTGTTATGTTCATTGGTTAATCTGTATATAATGAGTTGGGCCAATGAATATGATTTCGTGGATCGTGCGCCACCGCGATTTACTACTACAGTGGTTTTCGCATCAACGGTCCGCCTAAATACTTTCGTTACCTGTATCCGTCTCATCCGTAACCTCAACGAATTGTATTGGTTCTGGAGTTTTGTGTTCCAGAACTTGTTTCTGCGGCTGGTCCAATCCAAGTAATCTAGCGCGTCTTTCCATTATTCTTATGATACGGTCCAACGCTTTTAATCTACTATCCAAATCTACGGATTGGTCTATCGTCTTTGCGTAAAGTGACGCCTGTAACTGGTCTAGACGTTCCATTTCCAGGGTTACCAATTCGCTTGCCTTTTCCATGGTTTCCTTGCTGGCCTGTTCCAGCATTTCGCTCACCCACTTACGTATGGTACTCCCATTGCGGTCCAGCACGTAACCTATTTCGCGGTAACTGTGACCAGCTATCCGCATAGCTAACGCTTTCGGCATGTTGGCTGCCTTATATTCGGCACGACCTTTATGACCTCCCTTTTCCAATGGTATTCTTTCACTGTTCATGTTATTTTATCTCCTGATGAGTTGTTATTCTTTCTGCCTTTAATCCAGTGTATTCTTCCCACCTGCGGATGCATACGTCTACATATTTTGGTGCTAATTCTATGGCGTAACATATTCTGTCGCATTCTTCTGCGGCAATTATCGTTGACCCGCTTCCTGCGAAAGGTTCCAATACGACGTCGTTTATTCTGGATGAATTTATTATGTGCCCCTTAATTATTTCCACTGGCTTCATGGTTGGATGTAGGGCATTCTTACGTGTTTTATCGTGATCCACCACGTCTACCTGTATTTCGTCTAGTATATATTTCGTATATTCCAGTAGTTCCGTCTTTTTCA